TCGCGCGCTTGCACCACGGCCCCAAGTCCCTCCACTGTTCCCAGTGGAGCCACACCACGTGTCGCTTGCCGGTGCCGCGCGTAGTACTACGCGGTCCTTGAGCGATTTCTCGTCCGTTCCGAGTCTCATAAAGGAGAACACCAAAGACGTTAGCCTCTGAAGTCCTCCATTCAAACCCTCTGGGTTTGGCTCGTATTCCCATGGTGACGTGAGCTGGTCGCTGTAGCAGCGGGTCCAACTTAAGCCCGCAATACGGCGACCCCATCGCCTCGTCTGCGTTACTGACAAGAGCGATGGAGTCATCCGTGGTGCAGAACCCTATCAGCGTATGTTCTTCCGCTGACGGGGTTTCTTTATAGCGACCTCTTCGGATCCGGGTTTCCCCGGGTCTTGAAGGTCGCTCAGGTCTCCACATCCACCCAAACGTTTCGGATCCTTCTTGCGAAGAATCCGTGCAACCGTATCCGCGAGGACCGGTAGCAAAGCAATCAGCCATCTCATAGGGATTTATCCTTTTGAAAGCTGGCTGGTGAAAACGTCGAAATGGCTTAGGAAGCCTGCGTACAGTATGGCGCCAAGCGAGCTCAAAACGGTCATCACAACCATAATGAGCACAGCTGCGAGAAGCAGCTCGCCTGATACCATTAGCCATACGGAAAAGCGCTTGGACATCACTAGGAAGTTCCTTTTGAAAGAAAGGGCGGACAAGTGTACCAGCATAGTAGTCTTTTCCACAACTCTCCCTAAAATAACCGGAGAAATAACTCTTCCGATCATTCGTCGAGAACCCGCACCAGGCCAAAACTTCGACCAAGGTGCTGTAAGCTGCAGTAGGACACACTATATCATCACCATATACACGAAGAGACAGTTGTCCGTCTTCATCGTGAACGGGAATTCCAAGGACTTCGAGAACTGAACGAGCGAGTGCCCAAAATATCAGGGTCTCTAACTCGAACGTGAACCCGTTGCCCATGGAACTGAACTTCTCGTACTTGATAACTGTCGTAGTAGAACCCTCGCCACGTAAAAGGCCGACCTTCGAACGAATTACGTCCAAAAGGTCGTACCAGCTCGGCGGAAGTAATTCCCGAACGAGCTCGCGAGAAAGGGTATCGCTTGCGGCAGACAAGTCTATGGT